ACGACTAACCCCACAGTGGCGGCCGCGGTCGCTGCGGCACAGACTGCGATTACGGCGCTCAACGCTGTGGCTTCGGCAAAGAACTCTGGCGCCTCGGATGTTCAGACCTTGCTTGCTGGTTATACTGCGGTGAAGCAGGCTCAGGCTTCAGCTGCAACTACTGCGGCGGCATCAACTACAGCAGCCGCACAAAGCACTGCGGCACCGACCACTTAACCTACATAAGGGGCTGTCTGTATGGAACACGAGTCGTTGATTGGAATTGCTATTCAGACAGCCCTGTTTCTCTTAGGCGGCTACGCGATGGTGATCAAAGCGGATATTGGAGCCCGGAACCTCAAAGAGGAGGTAATGGAAATGAAAGAGGAATTGAAGACCTTAGCCAATGTAATCACGGTTCAAGCGGTGCAAACGACTCGGCTGGATAACTTAACCGTGCAGGTAACACAGCAGGGAAGAACTATCGAGGAGCTTCGTCGTGGGACCGGGTTCATTGCCGATCGAAACGCGAAATCGGTGGACCGTGAGTATTAGTCCAGTTCCCCTTGTGGGACCTTAAACCAGCGCGACCCGTGCTTATCGGTCCCACGACTCTCCATCATCCCGGAAGCGAGCATGGTTTCAATCACCCGCCACAGAGATGTGAGCGGGATTCTGTTGCGTGCGAAGTTGACGATCTTGTGCTCTGGGACGCCATCGGGGCCGGAGAGCTTTACGAAGTGGGCGATTTCGTCGAGGGCTCTGGCGTCGGTCCCACTGGAACCTGATGTAAAGATATCTGGCATAAATTGCTCGGCTTCCACGAGCCAACCCATCGCACGATTAAAGTCCTCTTTCGTAAGTAGAAGAACATCAGACCTATCCGCGGCAGATACCATTGATAGTTTATATAGATGCACACGCCTGCGCGTTTTGTAATGCAGTAACTTCGGATGATTGACCGTTGGGGGCTCCCCAAGAGCACGCCAATTGTTAACTGCATCCCTGTACTCAGCAGTAACTTTGTACTCTCCCGATAGAGCGTTGATCTGCTTGATGTCATGAATCAAATCCTTGTCCATTTCTCGCGCCTTCTGCGCGAAATCGTCCCCAATGATCCGTTCGTCTGAGTGGATTAGGATCACCCGAGAGGTAAAGCCTTGGTCCCAAGCGTTCTCGGGCATAAGGGCGACGAGGTTCGATGGGGTCGTCCCCGAGATCAAATTGACCTGCGGCCGTGAAATCTTAATATCGATATCTCTTCCCCTTCGCTTCTGGGCATAGGGATCGGGATCATAAAAGGCAGAGAGAAGTCCCACCATCTCATCATCGTATTTATGCATAAATGCGGTAAGTTCCTCGGCGGTGATTGTAGTGTTGAAGTATTCGAGAGGTGGGTCAGGTAACCGAGCGATAAACCGCTTTGAGCTAGCCATAGTATCAACAAGACTCGCACCGGTGAGGGACGTGGGGGCGAAATGGAATTCAGGAATCTCTGACATGTACTTTTTGGCAACACGGATGATCCTGTTCTTCCCCACGCCGGGGTTTCCGACGATGAAGATGTAAAGGTTGGGGTAAAGTTCGGAGGAGGTTCGAAGCCAGCATCGCATTTCCATCACAGCGGCTACGGTGAATATCCCGGCCCATTTGCGGAAGAGGGCTGGGGACTCCAAATTGTCAGTGTGATTTTCGAATGATTCTATCCATGATTCCAGTTTCCGGCGTCCGCTTGCGGCCCCCGTCACCTTCTTCGTATCCGCGGAGTCCATCCGGGTTCGATTGTGCATCGTATCCGCCCCTATTCCAGCCACATTTGGCTTCGTATGGTATGATGAGTTGTCGGCCGTGGCCGATGTCTACGGGAACTTCTAGCTGGGTGAGGAGTTGGGGGATGATTTCATCTTCGAGGTGCTGGGGGTATTGGAATACGAGACCGTCATGTTCATGCATAATGGGTGTGGCGAGTTGAGAATGCCATATGTTGAGGAGGCCGTTGTTGACGATGTAGGCTTCGGAGTTCTGTGGGTCATAGGAGACGGCACCGCGGATGGTGTCTTCTTCGGTGCGACGATCGAGGAACCAACGTTTACGGCCGGTTATGCCGATGATGTAGCCAACGGTTACAAGTTGGCGGGCTACCCATTGATGCCATTCGTCGTGGCCGGGAAAGGCCAAGCGATAGAGGGGTTGGAAATTAGCAACGAGGTCAACGGGAACTCCGGTTTGTTGGCTGATGGCCGGAGGCATGCCCTTAAAGTTAGTGCCATGACCGATCTTCTTGCATAGGTCTCGATGGGTATAGTGACGGTAGAAGGGGGCCTTAGGGTTATCGCAGAGGTATTTATCGGCTTTGGGTTCTCCAGTCCAGCCAAGATTGGGCCAGACCAGCTTGGCGACGTAGGTGTGAAGGTCGCTACTTTCGCAGGCATCGAGGTAAGTGCCGTTTTGGAAGAGCTTCCACTGAATGGCACCGACGATGCGGGATTGAATTTGCTTGGCGTCAACCTTGCACCATTTCATCCCAACGTCGGCGATGAAGATAGAACGAAGGGATTCTTCGACGTTCTGTAAGTTCCCTCCCGTTCCTTCAATGAAGGTACTCGATGACAGGCGGCCGGAGTTTGTCCCCGCGATGTTATAGGTGGTTCGAATCCGACCATCCGAGTCGAGCTTTGAGTTTAGCTTCTTAATCTTCTCAGCGATGTCCGACATCGCGTTCATGTGGGTGACGATCGGCTTGGCTACGGTGTACCCGGCTAGACGCTCTCGGGCAGCGCGGTCAACTGTGGGTCGACCATGCCGTTTGATCGCTGGAATCTGTAAGCGGTTGTAAAATAAATCGATCCGATCCTGTGGAGAGCGCCAGTTGAAGCCGGGCATTCCTACGCCTTCGAGGACGATGCGTTCGAGGTTTCGCTCTAGGACTTCCATCTTGGTGAAGAGTTCATCAACGACTTCGGCCTTACGTTGAAGATCGATTCGAACTCCTCGAAGGCCCATCTCTAGGAGAGGCCCTTGGAGTTGACGTTCGAAGTGGTAAGTCTCGGCAGTAACCGGATCGAGTTGGATTTCCATTGCGTCGTAGCATTTGCGGGTAGCTAAGACATCGACGCCATTGTATATTTGCTCCCCATCCCATATCGGAACTGTATCTGGATTTGTTTCATGGGTGTTGATTATTCTAGCCATCAATTATCCCGCTTGATAGTGTGGCGGTTTTTGTGATCTACCTTCCAAGCACCGAAATCTGTGTACAAAGAACCAAGGTATCCTAGGCCCTTAAGAGCTTCTGGTTGAAGGCTATGGCTAAGCAACATGGTATCTTGTTGAGCCCCCATCACTCCGATTCCGTAGGCTCGCCAGAGGAAGGCGATGTCGTAGAGGCCGTTTTGGAAGAGCTTGGGAATGCTTCCATCCACAAGAATGTTGCGCACAAGTTGCCAAGCCGAGGACTCACTTGATTTATTCGGCCAATAACTTCGGTCCTTTGCTCGCTCGTCATCAAACGGTATAACGATAGCTCGGCTAGCTGAGGGGGCGAATCCAATGCAAGTAACTCTTGTTCCAGCTGTTTCAATATCGACAGAAAGGAGGCTACAGTCCTTCCTGATGTACTCGTTGATAAATTCATCGATATCCTCCAAAGTCGGTTCAATCCAAATCTCACAACTCGGCCGACGAACATCAGGGAACTCGGCCTCCCGTTTGGCTTTCATTAGGTCGAAGATCACTGTTGGTCTGTGGGACCATTCCCGAAGTACGGCGGCAGGATGATAAGTAGGAAGTAGCTTATAGCCAGTAACAAGATGAGTGCTAACAAGGGTCGTCCCACGGAGCTTTGATACACCCGTGCGGCCAGCGAGAGCCCACAAAGCAGTATTCCCCAGAGCGATAATGAGATTAGGATCGCGGGATAGAATTTCTTCAGCAAGCCGGTCCAGTTCGGGCTCAAACTCGGTTTGGACGTATCGAGAGGGGAGAAGGGCGGGGTAGGAGGGGATTCCATCGGCTTTGCCTCCACAGAACCACTCCAGCTTATTGCCGGGGGGATGTCTATTGAAGACATTAGTTCGGTACGTTTCAGGATGAAGTCCCCAAATGGCGTCGATAGACTTAGGGTCCCCTTTTTTGTAGTAATCGCTGATATATTGTCGGTCGAGTTCGGTGAGTTCAATGATTCCTGCGTCATGGAGCATCCTTAAGAGTTCGATTCCGCTTGGTCCACAAAATCCTTGGGAGATGCGTTGCTCTTGCTCCCCCCAAGCTTCGCCAACAATTACAATTGGCTTCAAAAGCACTTCTCCTCAACCAGCTTCGCGTATCCCACCACGTCCTCCCAATGTTGCTTCGACATCGACTTGCCGGAGAGGATGCGGGAGAACTTCAACGCGATCATATCCATAGATTCGCGTTCGATGTCGGAGAGGGTGTTCCAACCGGGCCCGGCGCGGAACATGCGCTTGAAGCTTTGAGAGATAATGGCGTTGTCCTCAAAGGTGCCGTGGGTATGTTGGCGTTCTTCGAGTAGGGGGAGTCTAGGCTCACGCTGATCGGCAACATCGCGTTCGATCTCAGCGAGCATGTCGTTGGGGAGCTTGAAGGGCTTTTGCATCGATCAATCCTCTACTTGCGTCTTAGAAAGCATCTTGCCGCAATTGGGACAATAGGTATAGACACCCATACCTCCACCCGCCATACCAAATCCACTTTCGGCCTCGACATGGCATTCTGGACAATGGGATGGCCCAGCTTCTGGAATGTCTGGGTGTTGCTCAGTGGAGTCTATATGAAACGTCAGTTTGTCATCGGTCATCGGTGGGGCTTTCAAAAAGGTGGCCCGAGCTTTGTGGGCCCGGGCCAGAGTTGGGGAGAAGGGTTAGTCGTTATCGATCGGCAGGAACTTCTTCACCGAGGCGAACTTCTGATCCCCGGATTGGTTGGCCTCGTGGATGATGACGAGGCGAACCTCGGTGTTGGGGGTGTCCCCAAGGGCTTGGCGAACGGTCTTGTCGGAGAGATCGATCGCGCAGGCGGATTCGAGGAAGTCGGTCAGGCGCCAGAGGGCGTCCGGGGTGAGGTAGAAGCAAGTGGAGTTGTTCTTGAGGAACTTATCGGTGATGCCGCCGATCGCTTCGAGTTCATCGGTGTCGACGTCTTCGCCGGCCGAGGTTAGGGCGAAGGTGAATTGGACGAAGGGGGTTTTCTTCTGGGAGGAGACTCCTTCTTCGTACAGACCCTTGATCACGGCGGTATAGGTGCCGATGGGTAGGGGCTTCGGGCGTTCGATGTCGGCGGCGGGGGTGTCGAGGATGGATTCGAAGCTGGAGGCGGCGGAGGTTTTAGCCATGTGGGGTTGGTTCCTATTGGTTGGGTTGGGTTGAGTTAAAGTACGTTAGTGCCTTCAACACCACGGCGCATTCTTGCCAATGTACGTTGTTGAAGCCAATGCTGCGCTTCCTCGATTTTGGTTAGAGCAAGCGCATTCTCACGGCAGGCAAAAGAGCCAGCCTGAAACGAGCGTAGTCGATCTGCGACTATAGCCAATAGAACTTCTTGAGTAATACCATTTACACCATGTTCATTGATGGGACCATTCTGAAAAAGCACTA